CACAATGGTTAGCTTTCTTTGTTTCATTAAGAGGTAGAAGAGGAACTTTTAAATTAGGCGATCAAGATAGAAAAACTATACAAGGTACAGCAACAGGAACAGTAAGAGTTAATGGTGCTAGTCAAACTGGTAATCAAGTCGCTTTAGATGGTTTTACTGCCAGTCGTGCTAATGTTTTTAAAGCTGGAGATTATATACAAATTAATTCTTATGTTTATATGGTTATAGAGGATGTAAGTGCTAATGGTTCAGGAGAAGCTAATGTTAAAATAGAACCAGCATTAAGATCAACAATAGAAACTATTAATAATGATGATACAGTTGTTTATACAAACACAACAACAATTATGAGATTAGACTCTAATGAATTTAATTGGGATACAGATAAAGTTAGCAACTATGGTATTTCGTTTGCTTGTAGTGAGGTATTATAATGAATTTAGCAGAACTTTTTAAAAAAAATATAATTTTAATACCAGTAGTTGCCTCTATATTGGTTGGAACATTTACATCAATAAGATATGTTTTAAATTTAACTTCAACTATTGATGAAAGTAAAGTTACAATTATTAAATTAGAAAGTGAATTAAAATTAGCACAAAAAGAAATAACAGATATGAATACAAGACTAACTTCTGCTGAATCTACATGGCAGATGGCAGAAAATTTATATAGACAGTTAGCTGATCAAGTAAGAGAACACAGCTACGATATTAAGGATTTAAACAGATAGGATTTATGAAAAATGGAGAGTGCCAAGATGAATTATTATTTTACAGGAATATTGATTATTTTAATGGTGCTATTAGCATTATTTGTAAAACCAGCACACGCAAGAAATGAATACCTTAATGAATATGGTGTAAGATGTGGAGAAGTAGATTTTAGAGTAGAGCAAAGAAATAGAGATACAGATTATAGAACATCAAATACAAGTGATTATGATGATGACTCACAAAATTTTAGTATTACATTTAGGAAATATTTAGGAACTGATTGTAAAACATCAAAAGAAAATGTTGCTATTAAACAACAACTAGAATTAATGAAGATGTGTGGTAGAGTAAATAGCAATCCAAGTTTAGCTTTAAATGAAAATTTTGCTTTACTTGTATCTAAATGCCGAGGTGTGACACCTGCAAGGGATAATACAAGACCTAATGATTCAAAAAGCCATTGGGATAGTTTAAAAGATGATTATAAAAAAGAAAATCCAGATTTAAAACTAATGGGAGATAAATTATTATTACCACCACCTAATTATAAAATGCCAGTACCAGAATAATGCCTAGAAGTATAAGAAAAATTATTGTAAAATTAAGAATGTTATATTGTGATATAAGAGGTCATCATGGTAAAAAATGGGATTATGAACCTGGAGATCATTATATGGGTATGAATAAAAGGAAAAGAAAATGAAAGTAAGTGAAAACTCAAATATACAACTGCCATTAAGAAATTTAATTTCAATTATTATTGCAGTAGCAATAGCAGTATGGAGTTATTTTGGTATTATTGAAAGACTTAACACTATTGAAACTAATGGTAAGTTAATGATTTCCGATGTTGAAGAAAATACAGAATTTAGAATTAAGTGGCCAAGAGGAGAAATGGGTTCACTTCCTGCAGATAGTGAGCAATTTTTATTGATAGAAAATATGGTAGTTGAAATCGAAAAGCTAACTGAAAGAGTAGATGGCATGATGAATAATAAAGTTAATATAGATAGATTAATTAAAGATGTTGATAAACTTACAACACAATTGGAAAGTTTAAAAGATAAGGTAAGAGCTAATGGTAAGGATTACTAAACAAATTTTACAATATATATCAGAGCAAAAAAAGAAAGCTAAACAAATGTATTGTGTCAAAAATCTTAAACAAGAAGTTGATATAGGTGCTAATGGTACTCAAAAATATGTTATTAAAAAAGGTATAAATAAAGGTAAGGTATTATGATAGAAGTCGTTGTTGCATTAATTATGTATTTAGATGGTTCTATGATTGAACATACTTACAAAGATAAAATGAGTGCTTGTTTAAAATCTAAAAGGATAGCTGAAAGAGAAGTAAATCCACAATCAGTTAGATTTGCTTGTAAAAAAGTAAATGCTAAAACAGAAATATATCAAGGAAGAAAAAAAATATTAAGTATTGAGGAATAATGGCAAGAGATATTACAACAGCTTTTAAAAATTCAATTGAAGGTGCAGTAGTTAAACCAATTATTGGTATTGAGTTAGAGTTTAGCGATGGAACATTAAGATTTTGGAATGGTTATGGTAATCTTACTATGACTGCTGGTGGTTCATCAAAAGTTTTTACTGGTGCAGGAGATATGCTAGGTGTAAGTGAAATAGAAGAATCATCTACTTTATCAATGAGTGGTGTTACTTTGACTTTAGCTGGTATTAAATCAAGTATTATAGCAACAGCTTTGGGTGCAAATTATACTAACAGAAAAGGTGCGATATATTTAGGTTTATTTGATACATCTAATAATGTTATCGCTGATGTATATACTATATTTAAAGGCAACATGGATGTAATGAATATTCAAGAGGGTGCTGATACTTGTTTAATTACTTTAAAATTAGAAAGCAGACTAATTACTTTTGAAAAATCATCAAACAGAATGTACACTTTAGAAGATCAAAAGGTAGATTTTCCTAATGATGTAGGCTTTGAATTTATACCTGACTTACAAGATAAAGAAATTACATGGGGTAAGAAAACTAATTAATGCGTGTTGATGATTGGGAAAAAAAATTACAATTACAAATTAACCAAATCATAGCTTATGATAAATTTATCAGAGGTAAAAATGACTGTGGAACTTTTGTAATAAATTGTATTGAATCAATTACAAACAAAAAAGTTTTTAAAAAAAAATACAAAACTTTAACTGGTTTTAAAAGAATATTAAAAAATTTAAAAAAAAAAGATTTATTAGACTTAATAAATCAAATAGCAGAAGAAAATAATTTTAAAAAAATAGATATTGAAAAAGCACAAAGAGGCGATGTTTTATATTATAAAGATAATAAAGATTTAGAAGGAACAGTTGGCATTTGTATAGGAGATAGAACAATGTTTAATTGGAAAGAAGAAATAACAATAATACCAAATACCAAATGTGAGATAGCTTGGAGGATTGAGTGAAAATTTATACAAAAATAGTTTATGATAAAAATGACAATATCATAGAAGAACATTCTTATGAATATCATGGTCAAGTATCACAAGCAGGTGGTGCTAAAAAGATTATCAAAGCAGTTGTTGTTGTTGCAGCAGTAGTTGCTGTTGCTGTTGTATTAGGTGGAGCAAATGTTGGTACTATATTTAAAGGTGCTAACATGAACAGCTTCTTTATGAAAGCATTAGTTTCTGTTGGTAGTTCTATAATCGGAGGTGTAATAGGTCAAAAACTTGCACCTAAAATTGATCCTCCTAATTTTAATACAAATTTAGATACAGGTGTCACGACTTCTGCCAAAGCACCGACAGCACCATATAGAATTATTTATGGAGAAACAAGAGTTGGTGGTACTATAGTATTTGCTGAAACTACTTCAGCAACAAATGAGTTTTTACATATTGTTTATGTAATGGCAGGACACGAAGTAGATGAAATTAGTGAAATATATTTAAATGATGATGAAGTAAGTTTAGAAACAAGTTCAAATGATAGTAATGGTATTCCTATTTTTACACCAACAAGTAGTGATCAATATAATGGGAAACTACAAATTAAAAAACATTTAGGGAATGATGATCAAGTTGCTGATGCTACATTAGTTTCAGCATTATCTAACTGGACAACTAATCATAGAATACAAGGTAAAGCATATATTTATGCAAGATTTAAATTTGATTCAGATGTTTATCCAAATGGTGTTCCTAATTTATCTGCTGTAATTAAAGGAAAAAAATGTTTTGATCCTAGAGCAACAAGTTTTACTGCTTCATCTGGAAATGTAAATACAACAAATAACACTATTACTATAAGCTCACATGGTTTAAGTACTCACGATAGAGCAAAATATGATGTGAATGGTAATACTGCTATCGGTGGTTTAACTGATGGAACAACTTACTTTGTAATTAAAGTTGATGCTAATACAATTAAATTAGCAACTAATTTTACTAATTGTCAAGCAGGAACTGCAATCAGTTTAACTTCTGTCACAGGAAGCACTACACAAAAATTTAATTTTACAACGCATACTGATAATCCAGTTTTATGTACTAGAGATTATTTATCAGATAGTAAATATGGATTACAAACTACTGATGATGAAATTAATGATACTAACTTTATAGCAAGTGCTAATATTTGTGATGAATCAGTTTCAGTGACAAATCCATCAGGAACAGAAAAAAGATTTACTTGTAATGGTTCATTTACATTAACACAAACACCAAAAGTTATAATAGAAAATTTAATGACTACTTGTGGTGGTTATTTAATTTACACGAATGGAAAATTTAAATTAATACCATCAACATTTTTAACACCAACAGTCACTCTTACTGAAAAAAATTTAAGGAGTGGTTTAGCTATTAATACTAGAGTTAGTAAAAAGGAATTATTCAATGCAGTAAAAGGTTTATATTCAGAACCAACTAATGATTATCAACCACAAAATTATCCAATATTAACTAATTCAAGTTTTGAATCAGAAGATAATAATGAAAGAATATATGCAGAGTTTGATTATCCATTTACTAATTCAAGTAGAATGTGTCAAAGGTTATCAAAAATACAATTATTAAAAAATAGACAACAAATATCTTTTTCAGCATCTTTCGATATGGGTGCTTTTGATTGTCAAGTAGGAGATACAGTTAATATTACTAATTCAAGAATGGGTTGGTCAAATAAAACTTATCAAGTTATAGATTGGGGTTTTGCTTTAGATAATGCAGAGGGTGGGTTAAAAATTGATGCACAGTTTAAAGAAACAGCAAGTGCTGTTTATGATTTTGCTACAAGTGATTATTCAACTGTTTCTAGTGGTAAAGCAACTAATTTACCTAAAGCAACACAAGTATCCCCACCACAAGCTATTGCTTTATCAGATGAACTTGTAGAATATAATGATGGAACAGTAATTGTAAAACTTGTTATAGATATAACTGAAGCTACAGATAATTTTACAGAAATATATGAAGTAGAAATAAAACAAACTAAAGATGCTAATGGTAATGCTGTAAGTAATGATTATGTAAATATAGGTCGTGCTGCTAGAACAAAATTTGAATTTTTAAATGTAATTGATAAAGCAAGTTATAAAGTAAGAGTAAGAGGTGTAAATATTTATGGTGTATTTAGTTCTTCATTAGAATCATCAGAACATGAAGTAGTTGGTTTAACTGCTCCACCTGCAGATGTTCAAAACTTATCAATTAATATAGTAGGTAAAGATGCCTTTTTAAATTGGACTGCTGTTGCAGATTTAGATTTAGCTTATTATGAATTAAGATATCAAAATGTGACCGATGGTGCTCAATGGCAAAATAGTGTGCCATTAGTTTTAAAAGTTGCAAGACCAGCAACATCAGTTTCAGTTGCTGCAAAGACAGGTGCTTATTTAATTAAAGCAAGAGATAAATTAAATAATCCAAGTGTAAATGCTACTGTCGTTTATACATCAGTCACTTCAATAGGAAATTTTAATGCAGTTGCTACTTCAACTCAAAATCCTACATTTGCTGGAACTAAAACAGATGTAGTTTTAATTACAAAAGAAGATGGTACACCAGCTTTAGTATTAGATACAGAAGAATTGTTTGATGATAATACAACTGATGATTTTGATGATATTACTTCACATAATTTTGATGGTGGTACAAAAAATGCGAATGTAGATACAGAGGGATTTTATGATTTTGATGCACCTATAGATATTGGTGCTTCATTTAAAGCTAATGTGACTGGTGGTATAACTCAATCTGTAATATCAAGAGATAGACTCTTTGATAATATTTCTGGGAACTTTGATGTGCAAACTGGACTTTTTGATGGAGATGCAGAATCAAATTGTTCTGCTGAATTACAAGTAGCAACTTCAGCTGATGGAACTACTTATACAAGTTTTACTACATTTGTTGTAGGAGATTATTCTGCTAGATTTTTTAAATTTAGGATTCGTATGACATCAACCAATGGTTCTGCTACTCCAGAAATTACTGCTGCAAGTGTGACTATTGATATGGAAGATAGGATACAATCTGAAAACAATATTGTTTCAGGAACAAGTGCAAAAACTGTGACTTATCCAGTAGCATTTAAACAAGCACCAGCTTTAGCTTTTGCTATTGATAATATGGCTTCAGGAGATAAATATGATGTCACAAGTAAAACAGCAACAGGTTTTGTAATAACATTTCAAAATTCTGGTGGATCAACAGTTTCAAGGACTTTTGACTATATAGCCAAAGGTTTTTGATTGATTTTATAAATAAGTTATGATAACAAACAAATCAAAGGATTTTTAAAAATATGGCTCAACACGATTATTCAATAGCAAACCAAGGTTTTCCATCTTTCAGAACTGATCTGAACAACGCATTATCTGCAATCAATTCAAATAATAGTGGAACATCAGCACCAACTACAACAGCTTCAGGTCAAATATTTGCAGATACTAATACATCAGGAAAAATAATTTTTAAATTTTATAATGGTTCAGCTTTTGTATCTGTATTTGAAGTAAATACAGGAAGTGCAACAGCAGCAATACCATCAACAGTTTCAATAGAGGGGGAAAGCGATCCGAACGCAATACCTTTCGCAATAGCTTTAGGAGGATAATCAATGGCAAATAATTTTAAATCAACAGAAGTATCACTTACAAACGCAAGTGAAACGAATATAGTCACAGCAACTTCAAACAATCAAATTATGATTGGTTTAAATGCTTGTAATAAAGGAACAGCTACATTAACTTTAGATGTCACTTTAAGAGATGGATCAAATGATTTTAAACTAGCCAAGGGTGTATCAATACCACCGAATAGTAAAGTTGAGATAGTTAGAGGAAAATATGTTTTAGCAACAGGATATTCTTTGAAAGCTCAATCAAGTGCTTCAGGTGGAGATGTTGATATAGTTGTTGGCTTATTAGTAGATGTTTCATAGGAGGAACAATGAACACAGTAGAATATATAGAATATGTTGGTAATGCACCTGGAAAAGATAATGTAGATAATTATCATAAAAAAGATTTAACAAGAAGTATTTTAATATCAGCAGATTCAAATGCAGTTTTTGCTGGACCATTTACAGTTTCAGCAACACTTACAATCGAATCAGGAGCAACAGTCGTAATAGTATGAGTAAGATAGAAGTAAATGAAATAGTCAAATCATCAGGATCAACTTTAACCATAGGTGGTTGTGGTACAGCAGTGACTTTAGGATCAGGTGCAACGCAATCTGGTTTTGGTCGAAGTGGTTCAGTTAATTGGCAAACAACTCCTAAAACATCTACTTTTACAGCAGTTTCAGGAGAAGGATATTTTGTAAATTCAGGAAGTGCTATAACAATGAACTTACCAGCAGGAAGTGCTGGAGCAATTGTTTCAGCTTCCGACTATGCAAGAAATTTCTCTACACACAATTTTACAATAGCAGCAAATGGATCTGAAAAAATTGGTGGGGAAGCTAATGATGTAATATTAAATACAGATGGTCAAGCCCTTACTTTAGTTTATGTAGATTCAACAAAAGGGTGGGTTAATGTTCAAAATGCTGAAGATACTTTTACAGGTGCGTCCCCTTTTATAGTAGCAACAGGTGGTACTATTACAAATACACCTACTTGCAGAATACATACTTTTACAAGTCCAGGTACATTTTCAGTTTCACAAGCAGCAGGAATTTGTGCTGCAACAAGAAATAAAGTTTCACATTTAGTTGTAGCTGGTGGTGGAGCAGGCGGTACAACAGATAATTCAAAAAGTAGTGGCGGAGGAGGAGGTGGAGGTTATAGAGAAGCTAAATCCCCTGCAACTCCATATACTGCTAGTCCTCTTGATGGAGGTTCTCCAAATGCAATTACGATAACAGCAACAAATTTCCCAATTACAGTTGGTGGAGGAGGTGCAGCAGTTCCATCTCCTACGAGTTCTGCTGGATCACAAGGATCAAATTCAATATTTTCAACAGTCACTTCTTCTGGAGGTGGCGGAGGTGGTGGAAAAGCAACTGCTAACGCAGGAACTGGAGGATCAGGAGGTGGTGCAGCAGGTGGATCTTATAGTCCAAGATGTGGTGGTGCTGGTAATACTCCACCAGTAAGTCCAGCCCAAGGTTTTCCTGGAGGTTGTAGCCATCCTGGACCACCAGATCAAAATGGTGCAGGTGGAGGTGGTGCTGGTGCAGCAGGTAATCAAACAAGACCCTCATCAAATCCAAATGGAACTGGTGGTGGTTCTGGAGGTGCAGGTGTCACAACAGAAATTACAAATTCTCCTTTAGGATTTTCAGGTGGTGGTGGAGGATCAGGTGGATCAAATGCGAATGCTAATCCAGTTGGTAGAGGAGGCAATGGTGGAGGAAATCCTCCAGGTGCAGCAACTGCTGGAACTACCAATAGTGGTGGTGGTGGTGGTGGAACAATTTGTAATGCAGGTGCAGCAGGTGGGTCAGGTATAGTTGTAATAAGATATAAAATTGCATAGGTAAAAAATTATGAGTACAATAAAAGCAAATACATTAACAGTCAAATGTGGTTCTACACTTACACTTGGAGAAAGTGGTAAAACAGTTTCTATTGCTTCAGGAGCAAGTACATCAGGAATGGGTAGATCAGGAACAGTTGATTGGCAAACCAGTTCAATAAAGACAGCTACTTTTACAGCTGTAAATGGACAAGGTTTTTTTTGTAATACTTCAGGAGGTGCGTTTACAGTAAATCTTCCTGCAGGAAGTGCAGGAGCAATAGTTTCTTTGTCAGATTACACAAGAACTTTTGCTACAAATAATTTAACAATTACTCCAAATGGTTCTGAAAAAATTGGTGGAGAAGCATTTAGTGCAACATTAAATGTGAATGGTCAAGCAATAACTTTAGTTTATGTTGATGGCACAGAGGGTTGGATAAACATTCAAAACGCAGAAGATACAGAAACTGGTGTAGCACCATTTATGTTAGCAACAGGTGGAACTATAACAACTTCCAGTAATGATAAAATTCACACTTTCACAAGTCCAGGAACTTTTCAAATAACTCAAATAGCAACATGTGCAGCAAATAATGTTCTTTCACATGTGGTTGTAGCAGGTGGTGGAGGAGCAGGAGCAAATGCTGGTGGTGGAGGTGGAGCAGGTGGCTTTAGAGAAGTTAAAAGTCCAGCTACTCCTTATACAGCAAGTCCATTAGATGGATACCCAAGTTCGCCAAATAGAATTACAGCAACAATATCATCTATTCCGATTACAGTTGGAGCAGGTGGTGCAGGATCATCTTCACAACCATCAAAAGGTACTAATGGTAGTGCAACAGTTTTTTCTACAATTACTTCAGCTGGTGGAGGTGGAGGAGGATCAGGTTCAAGTACACCAGGAAATAGTGGTGGTTCAGGTGGAGGAGCAAGAGCAAATCAAAATGCATCAGGAGGTTCAGGTAATACACCTCCGACAAGTCCAGCACAAGGTACAAATGGTGGAGCAACAGGTGGAGGACCAATATGTGTCGGTGGTGGAGGAGGTGGTGCTACTGCAGTTGGTAATTCTGGAGATCCAGGAAATGGAAATGGTGGAGCTGGTGCAACAACATCGATTAATGCAACACCAACTGCTTTTTCAGGTGGAGGTGGTGGGGCAGCTAATGCTCCTAATGCAGCAGGAAGTGGCGGAACAGGTGGTGGTGGTAATGGTGGAACCAATCCAGGACAAGGTACTGTTGGAACTGCTAACACTGGAGGAGGTGGTGGTGGATCAGGTGGTGGTGCATCGCCAAATGGTGGTAAAGCAGGTGGATCAGGAATAGTAATAATAAGGTATAAATTTCAATAATTATGACAAGTACAATTAAAGTAGATAATATTCAAAAAGTTTCAGATGGTTCAAACATCATAAAAAAATGTGGATCAACAATAACATTAGGTTCTTGTGGTCAAACAGTTGCTATTGCTAGTGGTGCAACAACATCAGGCATGGGAAGAGCTGGTGCTGTAGATTGGCAAACTGGATCAGTTAAGACATCAACATTCACAGCAGCAGATGGACAAGGGTTTTTTGCAAATACAACTGGAGGTGCTTTCACAATGAATTTACCTGCAGGGTCAGCAGGTTCTATTGTTTCTGTTCAAGATTATGCTAACACTTTTGATAGTAATGCTTTAACAGTTGCGCCGAATGGTACACAAAAAATAAATGGTGGTACAGGTGGCATAGGTTTAGAAACAGAAGGAAGAGGATTAACATTAGTTTATGTAGATGATACACAAGGTTGGAGATCAGTAGTAGATGGAGATTTTACAAAAGTAGGTTCTAACTTTATGAGTGCGACTGGTGGAACTATATCTACACAAGATACAAATTTTAAAGTACATACATTCACAAGCCCTGGAACTTTTACAGTAAATTCACTTTCGCCAAGCGCACCTAATAATGAAGTTTCATATATGGTTGTCGCTGGAGGTGGAGGTGGAGGTAATTCTGGTGGTGGAGGAGGAGGTGCAGGAGGATTTAGGGAATCTAAATCTGGTGTTGATACTTATACAGCTTCTCCATTAGAGGGTGCAACAAATATTACAGTGACTGCAACAGGTTTTCCAATAACTGTTGGTGCAGGTGGTTCTGGTGGATCAGCACCACAACCAACAACTGCAGCACCTGCAGGATCAGCTTCAATTTTTTCATCAATAACTTCCGCAGGTGGAAGTGGTGGTGGAGGTGGACCACAATGTGGTGCTACTATACCAGCAGGTGGCTCTGGTGGTGGAGGTAGAGCAAATCAACCAAGTAATAATGGTGGTGCTGGAAACACACCCCCTACAAGCCCACCACAAGGTAATACTGGTGGAAGAGGTGGACCATGTAATGGAGGAGGAGCTGGTGGTGGTGCTACTGCTGTCGGTGCAGCAAGTAGTGGAAGATGTGGTGGTGTTGGTGGGGCAGGAGCAACAACATCAATATCTGGTTCTCCAGTAGCAAGATCAGGAGGAGGAGGAGGTGGTACAGATCAAGGTGGACCAACTCCAGGATCCCCAGGAAATGGTGGAGCAGGTGGAACTGGTGGAGGTGGTAAAGGTGGTAATGGACAACCTTTAGGAGTACCAACTTCAGGAGTTGCTGGAACTGTAAATACAGGTGGTGGAGGTGGTGGAGGAACTAATGCTCCAGGATTAAGTCCGAATGCTTCAACTGGTGGAGCAGGTGGATCAGGAGTAGTTATTATTAGATACAAATTTCAGTAGTTGATTAAAAATTAAAAATATGATAAGGAGAAAATAATTATGGCACATTTTGCAAAAATAGGAATGAATGGTAAAGTTATCCAAGTGACAACTATGGATAATGAAGAAATGAAAGATGCTGATGGTAATGAAGTAGAAGCTAATGGACAACAATGGTTAGAAACACATAATAACTGGCCAGCTCAAATGTGGATACAAACATCTTACAATACATCAAACAATACTCATTCATCAGGAGATAACTCAAAAGCATTTAGAGGAAATTATGCAGGTATAGGTTATGAGTGGGACGAAGATAATAATATCTTCTGGCCAAAGAAACCTTATGCATCTTGGGTAAAAGATACTACAACTGCTGATTGGATTTCGCCAGTAGGTGCTCAACCAAGTTTGACTGATGAACAAAAACAACAGAATCAAGATGGTGACAATGATTGGAGATATTCTTGGAATGAAACTGATCAACAATGGGATTTGACAGATCATTTAGCATAAGATAGAAAGTTAAATGTATGGTGGACATTAGAAAAAATACTCTTTCACAAATAAATTTATTTAATGGTAAAATTTCAATGCCAAAAGGTTTTGAGATTGATAGAGATATTTTACAAAAAGATATAATAACACAAAAAGTTCAAGATTGTACATTCCCATTTTCAAGAGATTGGGATAAATTAAACACATATTTAAGAGAACATATTGCAGTAGAACATGATTTAACATTAGTTAATAAACTTACTACTGGTTATATGTTTAAACCAAATCAAACTTCTTATCCTGAAAAAGATATTAATGAAGTAGATTTAAGAAACTCCCCTGACTATACAATGTTGTATGGAGTTAATGTTGAAAATTGTTCTGTAAGAATTTATTATCATGATAATAGAAGAAAAGGAAGAAGTTGGGATATAGAACTTTTAGAAAATAAATTTATAATGTTTCCAAGTAATTTAAGATATTTTATTACCAATAATCAAGAAGATAAACTGAATTTAATACTTAAAATAACTTATGAATATATTTAAAGTTGAAACACCTTGTATTATAAAACCACTACAAGAACATAAACAAATAAAAAAACCACTTATTAGTTTAATTAAAAAAACTAAATCAGATTTTTTAAAAGAAAATAATAAGTATTATGGAGATTTAATTCATAGACTTGATTGGAATGATTCTCAAAATTTTTCAAGAGAATGGGTAAAATTTTTAAAACCTTACTTACAAAAATATTTTAACGATTGTGCAAAAAAATTAGGTTATCAAAAAGTAAATATAATAAATCTTTGGTTTCAACAATATAATAAAAATGGTAAACATGGTTGGCATATACATAGTGAAAATTATACAGGAGTTTATTATCTAAAATTTTCTAATAAAGATGCTAAAACTGAATTGATTGACCCTTTTACAAAAAATAAAAAAATTATTATAAATTCAAAAGAGGGAGATATAGTTATATTTCCGAGTTATATTATACATAGAGCCACAGAACAGAAAGATGATTGTGAAAAAATTATAATTTCTTTTAATATTAATTTTGATTCTATTGATTTTAATTTATTTGAAAAAATAGATAATTTGAAAGGTATTAACTCAAATGAATTTAAATAACTATTATTGGTATTTTAAATCAGCTTTAACCCCAAAATTTTGTGATGAGGTAATTGCTTATGCTCATCAACAAAAAGAAGTAATGGCTAGAACAGGTGGCTTTGGTAATAGAAAATTAAAAAAAGAAGAAGTATTAGATTTAAAAAGAAAAAGAAACTCTGATTTAGTATGGCTTAATGATACTTGGATTTATAAAGAAATACACCCATATGTACATAGAGCAAATAATTTAGCAGGTTGGAATTTTGATTGGGATTTTTCTGAATCTTGTCAGTTTACAAAATATAAACTAAACCAATATTATGATTGGCATTGTGATAGTTGGAATAAACCTTATGAAAGAAAAGAAGGAGATCCAACAAATGGTAAAATTAGAAAACTATCTATGACTTGTCAGCTTACAGATGGTTCAGAATATCAAGGTGGAGAATTAGAATTTGATTTTAGAAACTATGATCCTCACATGAGAGATGAATCAAAACATAGGATACAATGTAAAGAAATATTACCAAAAGGATCAATTATTGTATTTCCAAGTTTTGTTTGGCATAGAGTTAAACCAGTCACATCAGGCACAAGATACAGTCTTGTTGTATGGCATTTAGGTAGGTCATTTAAATAATGTTTATAAATAATTATTTTCCTACTGTAATATGGAGTGAAGAAAAACCAGAGTTTGTCAAATCGTTAAACAAAGCAAGTAATAAATATATTGTTGATGCTCGTAAAAGAGAAAAAGAATTTATTAAAGAATATGGAGATTTTGGTAGAAGTTATCATTCAACACCATTAGCAAATGATAATGATTTTTTAGATTTTAGAAATTACATTGGTCAAAAATCTTGGGAATATTTAGATCATCAAGGTTATGATATGAAACAATACACAACTATGTTTAGTGAATTATGGGTACAAGAGTTTGCTAAAAAAGGTGGTGGACATCATTCAGCACATATACATTGGAATCAACATGTATCAGGTTTTTATTTTTTAAAATGTAGTGAAAAAACATCTTTTCCAATATTTCACGAACCAAAAACTGGTGCAAGATGTACAAAATTAAAAATGAAACCAGATTTAAAAGGTGTGTGGTATGGTCATGAACAGTTTCATATAAAACCAAAACCTGGAACTTTAATTATATTTCCAGGATATTTAGAACATGAGTTTGCAGTAGACTTTGGTATTGAACCATTTAGATTTATACATTGGAATATACAAGCTATACCCAAAGAAATGGCTAAAGATGTTTAAAATAATTGATAAATTTCTTGAGTTAGATGAACATATTATATTACAAACTATAATGGAATCTGATAATTTCCCTTGGTTCTATAATAAAAGCAAAGTAAAAAATGAAAATAAATTATTTCATTATCAATTTGTACATATATTTTATAAAGATAATAATATAAATTCTGATTTTTACAATTATTTACAACCAATAATTAAAAAATTAGAGCCTTTATCATTAGTAAGAATAAAAGCTAATTGTAATCCTATATCTCATGAAAAAATAGAATTTGATAAACATCATGATCAAGAATTTAAATGTAAATCAGCAATATACTTTTTAAATGATAATGATGGTTATACTATGATAGAGAAAAACAAAATAGAAAGTAAAAGTAATAGAATGGTTTTATTTGATGCTACTACTGAACATTATGGAACAAACTCTACTAATTGTAATAATAGAATGCTAATTAACTTTAACTATTTTTAAATGAGTTTTAAAAAAAATAAATATGTAATAATTAAATCAGCTATCTCAAAAGATTTAGCAGCATTCTGTATGAATTACTTGCTTATGAAAAAACAAGTTTATGATACATGTTTATCTGAAAGATATTTAAGTCCATTTGAAAATATAATGGGATTTTATGAAGATGAAGAACAACAAATACCACATACCTATTGTTCTTATGCAGATATTGTTATGGAAACTTTATTACTCAAATGCCAACCAATAATGGAAAAAACAACTGGTCTTAAATTAAATCCATCATATTCTTATACAAGAGTATATAAAAAGGGTGATGAATTAAAAAGACATAAAGATAGATTTAGTTGTGAAATATCTACTACAATGAATTTAGGTGGCGACCCTTGGACAATTTACTTAAACCCTGATCCCAAAGCTGGTCATTGTTATGGTCCACATTTTGGACTTAATAGAATACAAATGTATAAAATGACAAAAGATAAAGGTATAGCAGTTAATTTGCAACCTGGGGATATGTTGGTATATAGAGGTTGTGACTTAGAACACTGGAGAGAAAAATTTAAAGGAAAATGTAATGTACAAGTATTTTTACATTATAATAATAAAAAAACAAAATTTGCTAAAGAAAATATCTTCGATAGAAGAAAGCATTTAGGACTTCCAAACTGGTTTAAAAGATAATCAGTTTTGAAAGAGGAGGGTCAGATACTCCACCACACCATCTGGCTCTCCTTTAAAAATTATGGAAAAAGAAACATTAAAAATTTTAATTTGTGTTCCTAGTTTTGATACAAAAATACATTTAGAAACTATATCATCTATAATTTCGGTAAGAGATATTTTATTAAATAATAGTATTCAAGTTGATATGATGTGGGTAAGGGATAGTTTAATAACTAGAGGAAGAAATAAATTAGTATCACATTTTCTAAAATCTGATTGTACGCATTTGTTTTTTATAGATGCTGATATAAGTTTTAAACCTGATGATTTTATAAGAGTATTATTATTTAATAAACCAATAACTTGTTCTCCTTATCCAATAAAAAGAGAAACACCTATTGAAGATGGAGATGCTAGTATGGGTTGGTGTTTAAACTTTCCACTAGGTAAATATGATCATAGTAAAAATGATGATGGTTTTAAAAAGTGTGATTATGCTGGAACTGGTTTTATGTGTATCAAAAGAGAAGTGTTTGATAGTATATTAAAAAAATATCCTAGTATAGAATATAAATCAGATGTAGTTGCTCATGTTAATAATGAAACTAAAAGTCATAAAGGTAATACTGAATATGCTTTTTTTGATTGTGGAATACAAGGTCTAGGTATTTTAGAAGATAATGATAATACCAAAAGATATTTAAGTGAAGATTATTATTTCTGTCAATTATGGAAACAATGTGGTGGAGAGATATGGGCAGATTTAACAAGCGAGTTAAGGCATATTGGTATAAAAAGTTATTCAAGACCACCAATAGTAGAAAGAAAAAAAAAAGATGCTTGATAAAGATAGCGAAATAAAAAGATTAACTGTTCAAAATGAGTTTTTAAAAACAAAATTAAAACAAGCTATTGATGGAAATATAACTACTGATCCAATAGTAAATAGAATTATAAGAAAACATGTCAAACGACATAAAGAGGGTATGGCTAGATTTGGTAAAACCATGTCAGAAAATAATAAGCCATACAAAGATTGGGTAAAAGACGCACAAGAAGAATCAATGGATTTTATCCTTTATTTAGAAAAAACACTTAAATAGTCGAAAATATTGCCAATTCTAGCTTCATAGAGCCTCGTACAGAGGGGTTAGAGGGTAAATAGGTACATTGGGGTAGGAGAAAATAACTATGGCAAAAAAACCATTGTTTGGGGTAAATACTTATGTAGAAACTACTAAAAAGAAGATAGGAAGACATAAGAAAAATATGAACAAACAGGAAAAAAAAAATTATAAAAAATATCGTGGACAAGGGAGATAGATATGTCTAGATCAGTAAAGAAAAAGGTAAAAAGAACTTATTCAAGCAGTACTGCTCATCAGAGGATAGATGACCACGAAAAACTATGTAGAATAATGCAAGAACAAACGAATAGGAAAATTGAAAGATTAGAAAAGATTGTAATGTCATCAACAGCTATGTTAATAATAGGTATGGCTACAATAATATACAACTTAATAATCAAAATTTAAGGAGGGTGTATGCAGTTAAGTAAACATTTTAAATTGGAAGAGATGACCAAGAGTATGACAGCAACTAGGAAAGGAATAAAAAATGAGCCTGGAGCTGGGGATATAAAGAATTTAGAAAATATATGTTATGAAATACTAGAGCCTGTCAGAGCAAAGTTTGATAAAGCTATAACTATCACATCTGGCTATCGTTCAGAAGAGTTGTGTGAAGCTATCGGATCAAAAAAAACATCACAACATGCTAAAGGACAGGCAGTCGATTTTGAGATAGCTGGTGTGCCAAATATTAAGGTTGCATATTGGCTAGTAAATAATGTAGATTTTGATCAATGTATTTTAGAATTTTATAATCCGAATGATCCAGCAGGTGGCTGGGTTCATGTCAGTTATAATGAAAAAGGTAATAATAGAAAACAAGTCTTGACTTATGATGGTAAAAAATTTGAAAATGGATTACCTGATATGGAATGGAAAGATGGAAAAGTAGTAGGTTCATAATGTGGTTATCAGCAATAAAATTAGCAGTAAATACTGGAAGTAAAATATACGCAAATAAACAAAGACAAAAAGAAGCTATGTCACAAGCAGCATTATTGACTGCTGAAAAGATGGCTCGTGGGGAAAGAGAATACGAGGGTAAGTTATTAGAAGCTAGACAAAACGATTACAAAGATGAGTTTGTTCTTATAATACTTTCGGCTCCAATAGTTGTACTCGCATGGGCAGTCTTCAGTGATGATCCAGCTATGATGGAAAAGATTGAATTATTTTTTCATCACTTTGGTAATTTGCCAGTATGGTTCCAAACTTTATGGATTACAGTCGTGGCGAGTATCTTTGGTATAAAGGGAACTCAAATATTCAAGAATGGTGGACCAGGAAATAAAGGCAAATAATGAAATGGGTTTTAGTTCTAGTGATATGTTCACTAGAATCAAACTCTTGTATGCCACCTTTTAAATATCCTATATTATTTAATGATGGTTATGATTGTATGGTTCAAGGATATAAAGAATCATTATCTAAAATTGAAGAAATGGGTAGGGAAGATATAAATAAACACCAAATATATATTAAATTTGGTTGTACTCCTCAAAGCACAGTCTAATTTGCAACCCATAGTTATTTATGCTACTAATAATTGAATATGGGAAAAAAAATTTTAAAAGTTTTAGTTATAGGCGATACTCACGATAGTCCTCATATACCAGATAAAAGTAGATTTGGTTGGTTCGCTAAACATATTCGTAAAACTAAACCTGACTTTGTAGTTCAAATAGGCGACTTTGCAACTTTTGATAGTTGTACCCATTATATTCGTGATGATAGTTATACTGCTAAAATAGATAAACCTATTTTTATGAAAGATATTGAATCAATGGATTCAGCTATGGAAGAGTTTCAATATCATTTAAAAGATTTAAAAGTTAAAAAATATTTAACATTAGGAAACCACGAAAGAAGAATGTGGAGAAAAGAAGATTCTAATCCTAGTTTTTATGGTATGTGTCAAAAAGAATTTTTTGGTACTTGTAAAAAGTATGATTGGGAAGTTATTGCTTATGGAAAATATTTAATGTTAGGTGGTGTTGGTTTTATACACGCACCAATTAATCCTATGGGTAAAGAATATGGTGGCGAAGCTAGTGAAAGACAAGTCGCTAATAAATCAAAAATAGATATAGTTTTTGGTCATAGTCATAGAGCGCAAGATAATAGAGTTTCAAAAATTAGTCCTATCAAAAACGATTTTACTAGAATTATAAATGTTGGTTGTGCTTTACCTTATAATCATATTGAGGGTTATGCTAAACACTCTTTGACTGGCTGGACTTACCAAATATGTGAATTAAAAATTTGGGATAATCATATACAAGAAGTCAACAATATTTCTATGCAAACTTTGGAGAGAGATTATGGGAAGAAAAAGTCTTGATGAAATATACGAAGAAGTAGATAGAGAAGTTGAAGAAGAATGTTTTGATAGAGAAGATTTAAAATTAAAAGATCAAGACCCATACGCAATAGTTGGGCGATCAATAACCAGTGGTAATATACTTTTAAAAGTTGGCGATGAATTAGGTTATGATGTGACTAAATCATTAACCTTTCCAGAAGCTATGAAACTTATAAAAGATTTAACTAATGCAGTTATAGATAAGTACACAAAATGAATTTAGTAAATCCTGAATTAAAGTTTATTAAATATAGACGCAAAAAAATTAAAATTACATATAAAAATTTAGATGATTGTTATGGATTGTATGATCCTAATAAACAAATTTTATATCTAGATCAAAATATGAAACACGAAAGATTATTTAATACAATCTTACACGAATTATTTCATGTGATTTGTCATCAAGAAAATATAGATGTTAATAAAAGAGGGGAAGAGCCTATCGCTAAAGAAGTTGGCGATGGTTATACAAGGATATTTAAACAAAACCCTAATCTTTGGAACATACTACACGATTGCATTTTTTAATAAAATATGTTAGATTAAGTTGTTTTTTTTCATAGAAAACTTTAGGTTAATTAGTCATCTCCCCACCGACCCTAAAAAAATCGGTGGGGTTTTTACTTTATAGATAGTAAGTAGTTTTTTCTTCTTGTGTTTCTTCAGATATATGTAAAGGTCTTTTACTTACCTCAACTTTGTTATCTGCCCATCTAGCTGACCAATGATAATCTTGTATAGAAACTAAATTATTATCAAGAACTTTAGTTAATTCTGAAATAACTTCTTTTCTATGTTGAGTATATATCTTTTGTTTAGTAATTCTTTCAGCTTCATTATCAATATACTCTTGATGTTTTTTTATCATTTCTTTAATGTGATTTTTATATTTAGAAATTAAAACTTCTATTACAAAGTTTTTATCTTTATCACATAAAGAAGCATCAGCGATTTGCCAAGTTTTAGCACCTCTAACAACTTTGCCACTTGACATACTTTTATGGTCACCTTTTCTATACAAATAAAAATTTTTTCTTGCATATCTATGTGCATTTTCAAATCTGTATCCATATATTTTAACTTTTTTGATTTCTGCATAACTTCTATTTGCATAATCAACAGAAAAAGTTCCTCTATAAATTGTTTTAGGACTTTTCCAAGTTTCTTGACCTTTTGACTTGTTAAACATAACTACTCCTTTTTTTGTTATTATAGATTGTACTATAATAAATAATAAAAGTAAATAGTTAATATTAGTTGCTATTAGCTAGTTATTTAATCATTATTTCTGTTAATTATATAATAGGCAATAATTGTAGCTATAAAAATGCAAATCACTCCTATAAGCAACATTCCTAATCCATCTTCAATAGTCATTATTTTTTTTTAATTGTTAGTATTTTTTTTATTATACTTGTTTTAGGATCAATGTCTAAATTTTTACAAGATACTAAAAAAATAAATAAAACTAAAAATAGATAACGCATTAAGGATAAGTAATAGTTTTATTATATTCGTGTTCTGACTTTCCATTACTTTTAATCCAATCTTTTAAACTTTGTGCATAATTATATACAGCACTATCAAGTGGTTGCATTAATTCAAATAATTCAGTTTCAGATTTTTTATCTAAATTATTTAAATCAGTTTCTATTTTTTTTACAATATTTTCTACTAACATTAGATTTTTTTGTTAATTAAATATCTTGCTGAACTTTCTTCTGTTATACGCATATCTTTCAAAGCTATAAAATTATTATATTTATCTTTAGCTAAATTGAAATCTTTTTCAGCTTCAGTATATTTATCTAACCAATCTCTATATGTTTTATGTTTATATGCTTCATCAGTTAAATCAACATTACTAATCTTTTCGTGTTGTAATCTAATTGTTCCTTTTAATTTAGCTATACAAACTTTTTCATACTTTTCTAGTTTTCTAAATCTAAACAGCTTTTCAGCTTTATCATTAGCTAACTTTTCTAAATTTAAAAATGTTTGATTACTATCTAATACAAATGTTTTTGGTTCACTCATTTTATCTCCTTTTGTTTTGTTATCTTTTAATTAGGGTACAAGAATCTTAATCAACTATTAATAGTTTCTAATATAACCTAATCTTTTTTAATTATAGCTAATACTTTTCTTTTTTATCTACTATATCAACTATAATCATCTCTCGCTGGATATCTTTGTATTCTCTACCCAACTTACTTGCTTCAAGATTTATACCACCACTTGAAACAACCTTTGAAACAAACTCCTTATGGGTTTTATCCAAAGTTCCAACGAGTTTTCTCATTTGCTCGTTCATATCTCCTCTATGGTTGCCCTTATACCACTTGGCAAACTTTTTGAAACCTCTGATATAAAGGGATCAACTTTTTTATCACTCTCCCATTCGAGAGAATTAATGTATTCCCCACTATCATATTTCCACAGTTTTATCAAGTATTTAATCACAACCATAAGTTTAGTGTAAAGGGAAACCAACAAATCGTTCGCATACAACATATATTTGTTTTCTAATTTAATAAAAGGTTTCCCCATATCACTATACTAATTTGGCATGTCATCATCAAGAAAATTATCTTCTTGGACTTGTGCCTTTGTGGGATAGTTAATATCATTAACTTGTGTATTTTGTTTAGGTTTATAGGGATTACATATCTCAAGATGAGGATTATTTTTACCCTCTTGATTAGTTGAGTTTCCCCAAAACTTAACATCTACCTCTGTCCCAGCTTTTAGAGTTATGTCTTCTCTGATAACATAATTATTAAAGCTATGTGTTGGTGCTTTAGGATTATCATTATCATTTTTATAAACATAAAATCTAATTGATTTCTCTAGTGCCATTTTTCCTCCTTTCTATACTTTCAAGATATTGTTTATATTCTTTTTGTATTTTATCATCTTTGCCAAAAGTATTCTCATAATTCATTTCTTTATTTAATTTGAACTCTAGATAACTCATTACTTTTTCGTCTTTTTCCATTGATACCTTTATACCTAATCAAGTCTAAATCGTAAAACTGGATCATGTGAGGACGAAATTTTTTTTTCAAATTAGCTAAAATCACTATTTTTTCTTCTAACGACCTCCCAAGGATCTTCAGTAAATCTTACGAATCTACCATTTTTAGTTTCACATTTAACCCATATACTAGGAAGATCGTATAAGTGACGACCTACTCCAAAAGAAACACCTGCTCTTTTAAGTGCATCTGATATTGCACCTTTATCAGCTTCAAATTGTGTATCTCCTGCACCATCTGATCTCCATATCCACTCGCCATCTAATTTTAAACCTAGATGACATATAGTTTTAACACCATAGTTAATGTGTTTAGTTTGCCAATTAGCACCCATAACTGTATTTAACCTATCTTGAACAGTCCTAACATTTATATAAGCCAATGCTAATCCACTTGTGCCATCTTTAGTTAATCTTTGAACTCTCCATTGTATTTCTTCTCTAGGGAAAGGTTTCGCCAGTTCAAACAATATGTCTTCTGTTGTTTTTACTTTTTCATCTTCTGTTGTTTTTACTTTTTCATTACTTTTTGCCATATCTTTTCTGCC